GTCGCACGGCGCCTTCGAGGGGTCGGGTCATAAGGACGTCAAGGAGAAGGGGAAGAAGGCGGCAAAAAAAGCTAAGGAAGCCGCTGATGCGGTCGCGGTGGTGGCAGCTGAGGTTCAAAAGCAGGCTAACGACTTTAAGAAGCCTGAGCAGTCTACCGCTACAGCTGTTGGCGGTAAGGCTGCCTCTAAACAAATTGGGAAGAAGACGTCTTACTCTCAGACCAAGCCTTCTGGTAAGCCTAAGCGTCGTCCTCGCAATCCAGGAAGCCCTCTGAAGTAATGCTTTCGAACACCGCAGTACCAAAATACTACGGTCAGTTCCGAGAGGCAGTACTCCGTGGAGAGATTCCCGTTTGTGAGGAGATCTCCTGTGAGATGAACCGGATCGATTCTCTGATTGCCGATCCAACCTACTACTACGATGACCTCGCAGTCGAAGGATTCATCTCCTACTGCGAGAATGAGCTGACCCTATCTGATGGAGCCGATCTACACCTCCTCGACAGCTTCAAGCTTTGGGCTGAGCAGCTGTTCGGGTGGTATTACTTCATAGACCGAGACGTCTATGAGCCATATGAAGACGGTGTTGGCGGACACTATGTCACTAAGACTGTTAAGCGCCGACTCACGGTTAAGCAATACTTGATCGTTGCTCGAGGCGCCGCTAAGTCGATGTATATGTCTCTCATCCAAAACTACTTCATGGTGATTGACACTACAACGACTCATCAAATCGCAACTGCTCCTACCATGAAGCAGGCTGAAGAGGTTATGGGGCCCTTCCGAACCGCTATTACGCGCGCTCGAGGTCCATTATACAAGTTCCTCACAGAGGGCTCACTTCAGAACACTACGGGAAACCGGGCGTTTAGGCAGAAGTTAGTTGCGACCAAAAAGGGAGTCGAGAACTTCCTTACAGGTTCCCTGCTCGAAGTTCGACCCATGTCCATCGACAAGCTCCAGGGCCTGCGCCCAAAGGTTTGCACAGTAGATGAGTGGCTCTCGGGAGATGTCCGGGAAGATGTGGTCGGTGCTCTTGAGCAGGGAGCCTCTAAACTCGATGACTATGTGATTCTGGCTGTTTCTTCCGAAGGAACAATCCGAAATGCGGTTGGCGACACCATGAAAATGGAGTTGCTCAAAATCCTTAAGGGCGAGTACTCCGCTCCGCACATCTCGATCTGGTACTACCGACTCGACAAAATCGAAGAGGTGGGAGACCCGGCTATGTGGGTCAAAGCCCAACCAAACATTGGGCTTACGATCTCATACGAGAGATACCAGCAGGATGTTGATCGAATGGAGCAGGCACCTGCTGCTAGGAACGACATTCTGGCTAAGCGATTCGGGATTCCGATGGAGGGGTACACCTACTTCTTCACATACGAGGAAACCGTTCCACATAGGAAGAATACTTTCTGGAACATGCAGTGCGCAATGGGAGCCGACCTTTCACAAGGTGATGACTTCTGCGCATTCACATTCCTATTCCCGCTGAGAAATCAGGCCTTTGGCGTAAAGACATTGGCGTACATCTCGGAGCTCACCCTCATGAAACTTCCTGGCGCTTTGCGTCAGAAGTATGACGACTTCATCAAGGAAGGTACGCTCAGAGTGATGAGCGGTACTGTTCTAGACATGATGGAAGTCTATGAGGATCTGGATCAGCACATTGCCGATCAGCGATACGACGTATCAGCGTTTGGGTTCGATCCCTACAATGCTAAAGAGTTCGTAACTCGCTGGGAGCAAGAGAATGGTCCGTACGGAGTAGAGAAAGTAATCCAGGGGGCTAGAACCGAATCTGTCCCATTAGGCGAGCTGAAGAAACTTGCCGCCGAACGCCTCTTGATCTTCGACCAGGAGCTCATGTCATTCACCATGGGTAACTGCGTCACTCTCGAGGATACTAATGGGAACCGCAAGCTACTGAAGAAGCGCTCGGAAGAGAAGATCGACTCAGTAGCCGCTCTAATGGATGCCTTCGTGGCGTACAAACTAAACAAGGAGGCATTCGAATGATAGAGGAGGTGAAATGGGATTCGGTGATCGACTAAGTCACGCTTGGAATGCGTTTAAAGGCTCGGCTGACAAAATGGACTACACTCCGCAGTATGGGATGCAGACATTTGGTAATCCGAGTACGTACTACCGTCCTGTAGCCGGCGATCAGACAATCGTCACAAGTATCTATAACCAGATCGCTATTGACGTAGCTAATGTTCCGATTCGACATGTAAAGGTCGATGATAACGGGAACCTTAAGAGCTACTATCAGAGCGATCTCGACGATTGTCTTTCGCTTAGCGCCAATATCGATCAGACTGGACAGGGATTCTTCCAAGATCTCGTCCTTACTCTGTTCGAGGAAGGCGCCGTGGCCATTGTTCCAGTTGACACAAATGTCAGCCCAAACATGACTGCGGGCTGGGATGTCCGATCTATGCGGGTTGGGCAGATCCTCCAGTGGTTCCCTCGCCACGTCCGAGTCGAGGTATATAACGACAATTCCGGACAGCGAGAGCAGCTGACTCTCCCGAAGGATTTCGTTGCTGTAGTGAATAATCCTCTCTACAGTGTCATGAATGCGCCGAACTCTACACTTCAACGTCTGACTCAGAAGCTCCATCTGCTGGATGCTATCGATCGTCAGTCTGGATCTGGAAAGTTGGACATCATTATCCAGCTTCCCTATGTGGTCAAGACTGAGCTGAAGAAGCAGCAGGCTGAGGCTCGTCGTAAAGCGATCGAAGAGCAGCTTGCCGGTTCTCAGTATGGCATCGCCTATACAGATGGTGCCGAGCGCATCACGCAGCTGAACCGTCCTTCTGAGAACAACCTCATGGCTCAGATCCAGTGGCTCACCACGCAGCTGTACAATCAGCTCGGGATGACCGAGGATGTGTTCAACGGTAAGGCTGATGCTCGACAGATGTTGAACTACCAGAACCGGACCGTCCGTCCAGTTCTCAAGGCGATCACAGATGCCATCACCAGGACCTTCCTCACCAAGACAGCGCGAACTCAGAAACAGCGCATCATGGCTATTGAGGATCCATTCCTGAATGTTCCGCTGGAAGAGATGTCTTCGTTGGTTGACTCGGTCAAGCGTAACGAGATCGGTACAGCTAACGAGTTGCGTCCTAAGTTCGGATGGCCACAGGCCGATGACGAGGCCGCAAACCAGTTGGTTAACTCCAACATCAATCCGGCGGGGGAGCAGGAGGCGCCTGGACAGGAACCCGCCGCTGACGTACCTGCGTCGGAGGTGCCAATTTCCGAACTGATGGAGAGTAGTCAAAATGGCAGTTAAGTGCGACTTTTCTGGCTACGCAACGAAGAATGATGTTCGGTGCTCGGATAACAAGGTCATCCGACACGGAGCTTTCGCGGCGTACGATGGAAAGAGCGTCCCTCTGGTGTGGCAGCACCAGCACAAGGATGTAACCAATGTTCTTGGTCATGCCGATCTGGAGGTTCGAGAGGATGGGGTGTATGCATACGCCCATCTCAACCACTCGGACGCTGGACGAACCGCTCGAGAGATGGTTCGAAACGGCGACATCAAGGCAATGAGTATCTATGCCACCCATGTCAAGGCTCGGGGCAATGACGTTGTCCATGGCGAGCTCGTCGAGGTGAGTCTGGTACTCCGAGGCGCCAACCCTGGCGCATACATCGACCAGGTTTCCATCCAGCATGGCGACAATGGCGATGAGATTGAGGCCGTTATGTATACGGACGCTCAGATTGACTTCGTTTCTCACTCTGACGATGAGGACGAGGACTTCGAGGCGGAGGAGACGGATGACGTCGAGCACGCTGAGGAGGAGCCGGAGGCCGACGAGGCTGAAAGCGACGAGGACGACCCCACTCTTGGGGAGATCTTCGAAGGTATGACCGATCAGCAGAAGACTGCGGTTTACGCAATCGTCGGCCAGATCGTTGATGCCGATGACGAAGAGGCGGAGGAACCTGTCGAGGACACCGCCCATTCCGACACTACTACTGAGGATACTATGGCTCACCAGAATGTGTTCGAGGGCTCCAAGACCGAGGAGCTCCCTGTGCTCACGCACGCCGACGTCGAGCAGATCTTCGCCGACGCTAAGTCCTGCGGCTCCCTGAAGGAGGCTGTCCTCTCTCACGCCGACAACTACGGCATCAAGCAGATCGACACCCTCTTCCCCGACGCCAAGAACCTGTGGACCACTCCCGAGTTCATCAAGCGGAAGACCGATTGGGTCTCCTCCGTCGTCGGTGCCGCTAAGCACTCCCCCTTCTCCCGGATCAAGACCCAGTTTGCGGACATCACCGCCGACGAGGCTCGAGCCAAGGGTTACATCAAGGGCAACAAGAAGAAGGACGAGGTCTTCAGCCTGCTGAAGCGCACCACCTCTCCGACTACGATCTATAAGAAGCAGAAGCTGGACCGGGACGACATTCTGGACATCACTGACTTCGATGTCGTGACCTGGATCCGCGGTGAGATGCGGATCATGATCGAGGAGGAGCTTGGTCGAGCTGTTCTTCTGGGCGACGGCCGTGAGGCTTCCTCTGACGACAAGATCAAGGAGGACTGCATCCGTCCGGTCTACAAGGAGGACACCCTCTACGCTCCTCGTGTGATCCTCGCTAAGGAGACCACAACCGAGGATATGCTGGACTCTATCGTCCGGGCTATGGATGACTACGAGGGCTCGGGCAACCCCACCTGGTTCGCTGCTCCTCAGGTCATCACCGAGATCCTCCTGCTCAAGGACAAGATGGGCCACCGCCTGTTCAGCTCCCTGAGCGACCTCGCCGACTACGTTGGCGTCTCCAAGATCGTCAAGGTTCCGCTGATGAAGAACCTTGTCCGCACCTCTAACAAGAACGGCAAGGTTGACGCTCTGGGTATCATCGTCAACATGTCCGACTACACCATCGGTGCGGACAAGGGTGGTCAGCTGTTCGCGGCTGAGGATTTCGACATCAGCTTCAACCAGTACCACTACCTGCTGGAGACCCGTCTCTCTGGCGCTCTGACGAAGGTCAAGTCGGCCATTATCCTGGAGCGTAAGCAGGAGGCCGGTTCTCCCGTCGCTGAGGACTGAGCTTGGCCAAATTCTTCGGAGAGATAGGTTTCGCTACACAGGTTGAGACCTCCCCGGGAATTTGGGAAGACAAGATCATCGAGAAGCAGTACTACGGCGACGTTACTCGAGAGAGTCGTCGCTTTAGTGCATCCGAGCAGGTTCTGGATAATATCAACCTTAGCAACCAGGTAAGTATTATCGCAGATGGTTATGTAACGGATAACATCCAGAACCTTCGGTACGTTCGCTGGCTGGGGGGACTTTGGAAGATCTCCTACGTGGAGCTGAAGTTCCCCCGGCTGGTACTCGAGATGACGGGAGTGTATAATGGACCGACGCCTTGAGCTTCAGGTTAAGCTTGAGCAGATCCTGGGATCCAGGAATGTCTATTATCAGCCACTTCCGTCCTTGAAGCTCCAGTATCCGTGCATCGTGTACGAGCGAACTCCGGGTGAGCCGATGTATGCAGATAATCTCAAGTACATCAAGGCGGAACGCTTCCAGGTGACGCTTATCGCTCGGAATCCTGAAGACCCAACTAGGGTCAAAATCGAGGACCTTCTGTTCAGTCGACATGACGTACGGACGGTCCATGACAACCTGTATCACGACGTCTTTGACGTTTATTACTAGGAGAAAACATGGCTGCACTTGTCTGGGACAAGACGGGCGAGCGCCGTATCGAGACTGGTGTTGATCACTGTGCACTTTATGTGTATGATCTTTCCGCCAAGAAGTACGGCAAGGGTGTTGCTTGGAACGGTATTACCGCCGTCTCCGAGAAGCCCGAGGGCGCTGAGGCTACCGACCTTTACGCCGACAACATCAAGTACCTGACCCTTCTCTCGGCTGAGAAGCTGAAGCTTACAATTGAGGCCTACACCTACCCCGACGAGTTCGAGGCATGCGACGGTTCCGCCTCACTGGGTAAGGGTATCAAGATCGGCCAGCAGGACCGACTCACATTCGCTCTGGTGTACCGCACCAAGATCGGTGACGACCTTGCTGGTCAGGACAAGGGCTACAAGCTGCACTTCGTGTACGGCTGCAAGGCCTCTCCGTCCGAGAAGGGCTACAAGACCGTTAACGACTCCCCTGAGGCGATCTCGTTCTCTTGGGACGTTTCGACCACGGCTATCAACGTTACCGGTTTCAAGCCCACGGCTCTTGTTACCATCTCGTCCCTCGACGTTGACGCCGACAAGCTCAAGAAGCTCGAGGAGAAGCTGTTCGGTACCGACACGGCTCCTCAGGGTGGCGGTGGTGCGGCACTCGAGCCGACGCTGCTTCTACCTGACGAGATCAAGACCCACTTCGCAGGCTGATGACTACACCGGGGGCTCAGAGACCTAGACTCCTGGGCCCTCGGTGCCTGCAATGCTTATAGTTTCTATCCCGGACGTCGACGCATTCGACGAGGAGACAGAGACCTTCGTCTCCTGGCCTGGAGGGAAACTTCATCTGGAGCACAACCTTCTATCCCTGTCAAAATGGGAGTCAATTACCCATAAACACCTGATCGGCAATGAAGACGTCACAGAAGAGGAACTTCTTATGTATGTCGAGTGTATGATTCAGGATCCTGTTTATGATAAGTCCCTGCTCCAGAGGATTCCCTCCCACGAGCTGTCTCGTGTTAACGACTACATCGCCGACACTATGACAGCTACCATTGTAAAAGACAGGCCAAATGCTCGAGGATCTGGTGAGTTCGTATCATCTGAGTTGATTTACTACTGGATGATTGCCTGTCAGATACCGTTCACTTGTGAGACGTGGCATCTTAATCGGCTACTGACTCTGATTAAGGTCTGCAACGAGAAGAGTGAACCCTCAAAGAAGATGTCCCAGTCTGAGATTATGTCTCGGAACCGGGATTTGAACAGGGCCCGAAGAAAGGCCCTTGGATCGAGAGGATAATATGGGAGAGCACGAAGCTGAGCCCGGCGCGGCGGGGCGGGCGC